CCGACGGTTGGTTTCGCGGCGGCGTGCTGCGCTTTGGGGTGCAGCTCGGCTTTATCATCGGACATGTCGGCGCGACGATCACCCTGTCGCGCCCAATGCCGGAGCTGGCATCAGCCTTGGCCAACCAAGCCCTCGACCCTACTACCGGCGTCCCGATGCCCCTCACCATCGACATCGCACCTGGCTGCGATCTGCGTGCCGAGACCTGTGCCGCGAAGTTCGGCAATCTGCTGAACTTCGGCGGCTTTCCCGGCATCCCCGGCCGCAATCCCTTTGGTGGCGGCTCTATCGTCTGACACGGCGCCGTCGCGCCACACTACGATCGGCAATCCCCCATGGTCTGGACCTTCATCGCGCGGCTCGTGCTCGGGCTGCTGCTCTCAGCGCTGTCCTATGCACTGAGCCCACGGCCGAAGACCGAGAAGCCGCAGGCCGCAGGGTTGGACGATTTCTCACTGCCTACTGCCGAAGAAGGCCGCCCGATACCTGTTGTTTTCGGCACCGTGCTGATCACCGGGCCAAACGTCGTCTGGGCTGGCGATCTCAAGGTCGATCCGATCAAGAAGAAAGGCGGCAAGAAGTGACACGCCCAACGCCGTCCGACCTCACCCGCGTCACAATCCAGGACATCCGCGCCGTACGCTATTGCCTGCCTGGCGTGCGGCCCTGGTTTCGCCGCCATGGCCTCGACTGGCAGGCCTTCCTTGACGCTGGCCTTCCGGCCGAGACGCTGCGCGCCACCGGCGATGCGCTGGTGGAACCAGTGATCGCTCAGGCCAAAGCCCGCGAGAGTGCGACGGTGACCCATGGGCGGTAACAAGGCGCAGACCGTTGGCTACCGCTATTCGCTTGGCCTGCACCTCGCGCTTTGCCATGGGCCGATCGATGCGATCCGCGAGATCCTGGTCGATCGCCGCACCGCCTGGTCGGTATTGACCGGCAGCGGCACCAGCGGTGGCGGGGCCGCGGTCGAGACCCGGATAGGATCTGTCGCGGGCCTGAGCGCCACGCCGGCGCTTGCGGGGGCTCTTGGGGCCACGCTCACGTTTCCCGGCACGCTTTCCGGCATCCGGATCGGCCGGGACTATCGACTGCGTCTCGCCAATGGCACGGACCAGACCGTGACTCTGCGCGGCGCCACCTTCGATGCGGGCACAGGCAGAACCCGCTGGACCGTGCTGCCTGAAGTCCTGAGCTTTGCTGCCCAAACGGTGCAGGTCTTTGAGGCAACGCTGGCAGCCAGCAGTGCCGGAGCCGGTGGCGGACGCATTCGCCTCGACAAGCCCGACCTCTTTGGCGGCGACGGCCGCGAGGGCGGGATCACGGGTGATGTCGATGTGCTGATGGGAGGGCCCACCCAAGGTGCCAATGACTATCTCACCGCGCGCATGGGCGGTGCCGTGCCCGCCTGGCGCGGGCTCTGCAGCCTGGTGCTGCGGCAGGTCTATCTTGGCAATAATCCCTACCTGAAGCCCTGGGCGGTCCGCGTGACCCGCGTGCTGACGGGAGAGGCCGGGGTCTTGCAATGGTATCCCGAGACAGCACCCATCGTGCCCGAGGCCAATATCTCGGATGCTGCGATCTACATTGCGCTTGATGTCTCAGGCTCAATGTCCGGATCGCGCATGTCGGCCCAGAAGGCCGGCGTGGCCGCGCTGCTGCGCGAGATTGCCGACAGCGTTGATCCCAACCGGCCGAACGACATCCGCATCGTACTCTGGAATTCCGGCGTCGCCGGCGCGATCGAGCGGCGCAACATGGGGGATCAGGCCTATGCCGAGCTTGAGGTCTGGATGCTGGCGCTCTCCAACTCGACCTTGGGCGGCACCAGCTTTGATGCGGCCTTCACCCAGGCTGCGGCCTTCTTTGCCGGCGGCGGATCAAAGCGCCGCATCGTGATCTTCGTGACCGATGGCGCGCCCTCCCCCGCAAGTTCGGTCGATGCGGCGCTCGCCATTATCCGCACGTTGCCACCCTCTGACATCTTCGGCTTCAATATTTCTCTGGCGGATACGAGCGCCACGGCGCGCATCGACAACACACCGGTGGACGGCGTGCCGGTGATCCCGCCCGGCAATCCGAAGGCGCTGGTCGCCTCGCTGCGTGGCGCCTTTGGCAACGGGCCGGACATGAACCCGGCGCATATCATCCGCGAGGCCCTGACCAACCGCGACTGGGGCCTGGGCTATTCCGGCGCAGAGATCGGACCGAGCTTTGCGGTGGCGGCAGACGCGCTTTACGCCGAAGGCTTCGGGCTATCGCTGATCTGGCAACAGGATAGCTCGATCGAGGAGTTCATCGCCGGCGTGCTCGATCACATCGATGCCGTGCTTTTCATCGACCGGCGCAGCGGGCTGTGGCAGCTGACGCTGATCCGGGCCGGCTATATTGCCACCACGCTGCCCTTGTTTGACGAGACCAATGTCGTCGACTGGGGCCGCTTGGGACGGCGCGCGCCGGGGGATCTGATCAATTCGGTGACCGTGCGCTTCACTGATGCCACGACAGATGACACCGGGGCTGTCAGCGTCACCGACACGGCGCGGGTTCAAGCGATGGGCGAGGTACTGGCCACCACGCTCGACTATCCCGGCATCCGCTACCAGAGCCTCGCAATCCGAGTGGCCGAGCGCGATCTGCGCGCACTCTCCGCGCCGCTGCTGACCGGGGAGATCGTGGTGACCCGCGAGGGCGCGGGCCTGGCACCGGGCGATTTGATCCGGCTGCGCTCGGCCCGGCTTGGGCTCGACGATGTCGCACTCCGGATCTCCGAGGTGGCGCAAGGCGACGGGCGCGACAATGGCATTCGCCTGAAGCTCGCAGAAGACGTCTTTGCGCTTGGTACCACCGCCATCGCCGGTGGGCGCAGGCCTGCGGGCAGTCCAATCGCGGCCGCCCCGCGCGCGCTGACGCGGCGCCTCGCGGCGGAGGCGCCCTACTGGCTCCTGGTGCGAGAGCTCGGCCACAGCGAGGCCGACCGGCTGCTTGCCGAGGATCCGCAGGCGGGCGCGCTTCTTGCCTTGGGCGAGCGGCCCAGTGCCGATGCGCTGGCAGCCCAGCTCTGGGTCGATCCCGGCACCGGCCCGGCGCAGGACGGCCTGGTTGCGTTTGCGCCCTCGGCGGTCCTGGCTTTGGGCGTGAGCGATCACCCCGAGGAGCGCATCCTTGTCGTGAGCGGCTGGAGCGAGATTGGCGAGGTTGCGATCGGCACGCTGGCGCATCTGGGCGGTGAGCTGATCCGCATCGACGGGGTCACGGAGGACAGGGTCACGGTGGGGCGTGGCTGCCTCGACACGGTGCCCATCGCCCATGAGGCGGGCACGCCGATTGTCTTCTTTGATGAGGCGGCCGGGATCAGTGAGAGCCAATATGTGACCGGCGAGACGCTGGCGGTGCGGCTGTTGCCGGAGACCGGGTCGGGCACGCTGGCTTTTGCGCTGGCGCCCGAGGACAGTGTCACATTCGAGGGGCGCGGCATCCGCCCCTTTCCGCCCGGTCGGGTGCAGGGCAACGGCAGTTACACCCCTGATGTCGATGCCTTGATCACCGGCGCGCTGGCTCTCACCTGGGCGCATCGGGATCGGCTGACCCAGACCAGCCCAGTGATCGTAGATCATACCGGGGCGTCGATCGGACCGGAGCCGGGGGTCAGCTACAGCGTCGAGGTGCGGTGGGTGGATCCGGACACAGGATTGGGCCTCTTACCTGCAGGCCTCGTCATCGATGCAGGCACTTCAGCCGACTGGACCCTCGCACCGGACGACATCCCCGAACTGGGCGCGCCAGAGCGGACCGCCGAGATCGACCTCGCCGTTCGGTCGCGCCGCCTGGTCGAGGGCAATTGGGTCACGGATCGCGAGGCCCGCTGGTTCCGCCTGACCGCCCCCTTCGCGGCGGGGTGGGATCGCGGCTGGGGGTTTCTCTGGGGCTCCTGATCCCAGGCATTACTGCCCCGTCAAAACGACCACACCGACAGACCACAAAACGCGAGGACAAGGCATGCCAGAACGGATCCTGCCGGGAGTGGGGCTGCGCGCCTTCTACGATCCCGGCCAGCGCAATTGGGGCACCAGCCTTAGCGAGGACCTGCGCCGTCTCTCGGCCCTAGTACAGCCGCGTGCCACCTCGCGCAGCGCGGCTCTGCCGGGAACCGGCAGCACAAGCCAGATCGCGATCGTCCCCGCTGCGGCTGGGGCGAATGCCAATGCCCTGGCGCTTTGGGATCAGGGCGCGGGCGTCCCAGCCTGGGTCTTCCTTACGCCGCAAGAGGGCTGGCAGGTCTGGATCACCGATGAGGCCCGCTTCGTGCGCTTCGCTGCCGGGGCTTGGGTTGAGGTGCCGCGCCCGGGCGTGGTGCAGCTGCGCACCCTGACCGCCACCAGCCACACTCTGGCCCTGGTCGATGGTGGCTGCATTCTGGAGACCACCGGCACCTCGAGTGTCACCGTGACAATCCCGACAGCGGCCACCGCCCCCTTCGAGATCGGCACGCTGATTAACGTCACGCAATTGGGGGCCGGCGTGGCGACGGTCGCGGCCGCGGCGGGCGTTTCGCTGAACGGCGTGGTGGGTGGATCGGTTGCCCTCGATGGTCAATGGGCCGGCGCCGCGCTCACCAAGCGTGGGTCTGAGGCCTGGGTCATTCAGGGCGCGCTGGCCGGAGCGGTCGCATGAGCCGGCTGCAGCTGCGCGCCGCCCTCCTGGCGCAGGGGCGAGAGGCCGCGCCGCCGGAGGAAGCGGGCAGCCCCTGGGCACTCGATGTCACCCGGCGGCCGACAGGCTACACGCTCTCCAACGGCAATCAGACGGCCGTGAACACCACGGGCGGTACCAACTATCTGCGCTGGGTGCCCACGGCCAGGGCCATCCTTCCCTCGGATGGGCGGCGCTACTGGGAAGTGCTCTGCGCCGCTGGCGGTGCCACCGCCTTTGACGGCTACATCGGCGTCGTCTCGGCGGCGCAGCGCGAGGAGTTCAACGCAGGCCTCAATCCCATCACGCTCGGCTCG